AATCCTTTCTATCATGAAGAATATGATGTTACTGAAACTACAGAGTCAGATACTAAAGTAGATAGAAAATATCTTGTTCCTCTGAGTGAAATGGTTGTTGTATTGTCTAGTGGACAAGAAATTAGTTATGCTCTTTATGAAAAGAGAAAAGAAGAAGCTAAACTTGAAATTCCACAGTTACAAAAATCATTAAGTGTATTTCCTGATTTTGAAGAAGAGTTTGCCCCTAAGAAAGAAGAGCCATCTTTAGAAAATCATCTAGAATCAACTGCTGATATTATTAGAAGAATTGCAGCAGATTTTCAAAAACTAGCAGAAAGATTATGAGTATAGTACTTCCAACTAAAAAAGTAAAGGCTGAGAGACAAAATCCTAAAAGAATTGTGATCTATTCAAAGCCAAAGACAGGTAAAACAACTGCTTATGCAGGACTTGAAGATAATCTAATTATTGATTTAGAAAATGGGACTGATTTTGTTGAAGCTCTGAAAGTAAAGGTGAACAATCTTCAAGAACTTCTTGACACTGGTAAAGCCGTCAAAGCTGCAGGAAACCCTTATAAGTTTATTACTATTGATACAGTTACTGCATTAGAAGATATGATTATGCCTTTGGCAATCAAACTTTATAAAGCAACTCCAATGGGTAAAAACTTTGATGGAGACACTGTAACTACATTACCAAATGGTGCGGGATATTTATATATCCGTCAAGCATTTTTTCAGGTTTTAGATTTTATTGATACATTAGCACCCACAATTATTTTATCAGGCCATATTAAAGATAAAGTAGTTGATGACAAAGGAGAGATGGTAATGTCTGCCAATATTGATTTGACAGGTAAAATAAAGTCTCTTATCTGCGCTAATGCTGATGCTATTGGTTACATGTATAGAAAAGGTAACAAAACTATTCTTAGTTTCAAAACTAATGAAGAAGTTACCTGTGGTGCAAGACCAGAGCATTTACGTAATGAAGAAATAGTAATTACAGAGATGATTGATGGGGAATTAAAAACCTCATGGGACAAAGTATTCGTTTAATAATTAAAAATAAAAAAAGTATGGCTTTAAGTACAGAAGATTTAGGCACCGGTGGATCTGGAATGCCAAAAACAATTGCTCCAGGTAATCATGTATTGAAAATTAACAATGTAGAACTGGAAGAATTCAAGTTTATTTCAGGTGCATATCATTTAATATTGCATGTAGAAACTAAACCTATTGAAGGTTTCCAAGGTTTTGCACTTGATAAAGATAATCCAGATGCTGGTCATTTTGCAGGTCAGATTGGTAGAGTAAAAGCAAGTCAATATGCATTTGCAGATGGAGAAACAAAATCTGGTGTTAAGATTCAAAGAGATAGATCTATTTTGATCTTCTTACAAAATCTTTGTAAAACTATGGGTGTTAATGAGTGGATGCAAGCTCAGAATAACAAACATGATACTATTGAAGACTTTGTAGAAGCATTTAACAAAACTGCTCCTATTAAAGATAAGTTTCTTGACTTCTGTGTTGCAGGTAAAGAGTATGTTGGTAAAACTGGCTATACAAATTATGATATGTGGCTACCAAAAGCAGAAAATGGTAAATATGCATTTGGTGAAGATGAAGGAAAGGTGATACGTTATGCTGAATCTAAACATCTTAAAAAACTAGAAACAAAAGAAGTTTCTAATTTTGGAGATGATGATGATTTGTCAATGCCGTCAAAACCATCTACAGATTTCTCTCTAGACTAATATAGTTAAGGGGAGTCATAGTGGTTCCCCTTAATTTTTAAACTTTAGAGTATGATTTCAACAGCAACAATAATTTCTGATTTAAATGATGTACCTAGAGAATGGGTGTTTGAACACTATCTGAAACTTTCCGAAAGACTTTGTGGTCAAAGTATCAAAATCAAATCTGTATTTAATAGTAATGATAAAGTGCCTTCTATGTGTATTTATACAGATAGTAGAGGTAATTATAGATTTAAAGATTTTTCTTCCGGATATGGAGGTGATGGATTAAATCTGGTTATGCATTTGTATAATTTAGAAAGTAGAGGTAAAGCATCTTTCAGAATAATGGATGATTATAATATCTATATTTCTAATAATACCTATGTACCTATTTCTTACAAGCCTCACAGCAAGTATGTAGTTTCTGATTATGAAATGAGACACTGGAATACATTAGATCAACAGTATTGGAAGAGTTTTAAATTGAGCTCTTCTATTTTAGAATCTCATAATGTATTTCCATTATCATTTTACACAATGATTAAAGAAGACGATGGTAAACTACTTGATCAGATAAACATAAAAGGTAACTTTATTTATGGTTATTTTAGGAATGATGGAACATTGTATAAAATCTATACTCCTAAAAATAAAGACAATAAGTTCATTAAAGTTGGAGATTACATTCAGGGTTATGAACAGTTAAAATATGATTGCAAGTATCTGATTATTACTTCTTCTCTAAAAGACTTGATGTGTTTTAAAAGACTAGGTATAACCGGTATTGAAACAATTGCTCCAGATAGTGAAAACAGTGTGATTCCTGAAAACTTCATGAGACCATTGATTGATAAATATCAGAAAGTAATTGTACATTTTGATAATGATGAACCCGGAATTAAGTCTGCAGGTAAGTATAAATCAAAGTATGGTTTTGAGAATATCAATCTAGATCTATCTAAGGATCTTTCTGATTCAGTAAAGGATCATGGTGTAGATAAAGTTAGAGAAGTATTATTTCCATTACTAAAACAAGCATTATGAGTATTGCAAAAACAATAGATGATCTTGAAAAACATCTAGATTATGCTCAAAGTTATCTTAAAGAATTACAAGAGGATGTAGACAGAGAGCTCCAAGATGCTGATGATGAAATCAAGACTCTTAATTCTCAAATTGAAGAACTTGAAGAAGAAGCAGATGAAGCAGATACTAAAATTCAAGAGTTAATGTATCAGAATTCTATGCTTCAACTTGAGTTAACTGAAGTTACTAGTCAATTAATACATATTAGACATGAGCTGGATTTATCAAGGAAAGGAGTTTGAAGAAGGTCATATACCTGAAGGAGGTGTAGGATTTATCTACATTATGACTGCTATTATAGATGGTAAGTCTGTTGCATATATTGGTAAGAAGAACTTCTTTGCTAATATTAAAAGACCTCTAGGTAAAAAAGCTTTAGCAATGTCCACGGACAAGAGACTTAAGAAGTACAAGAGAGAACTTAGACCCGATTTTAAAGGGTATTACAGTAGTAATAAGATTCTTAAAGATGCTCACAAAGCAGGAGTAAGTATTAAAAGAGAAATACTCCGGATATGTTATTCTCAGATGGAGTTGACTTATCAAGAAACAAAGTACCAGTTCTTATATGAGGTGCTTGAAAAAGAAGAGTTTCTTAATGGAAACATTCTTGGCCGTTTTTATAAATTCAAATAGTTATGAAAGAGATTGATTTAACAAGCCTCCTATTTAGGTTGGCTGATATTGGTATTACAGGTATTAAAGTAAGATATGACGGTGGAGGGGACTCCGGTGCAATTGAATGGATAGGTTTTACAAAAGAAAAATGTGAAACTCCAGAAGATGTAAATGATAATGTAGATGATTGGGAATATGATGCTAATTTATCTAAAGTAGTAGAAAGTGATGATTATAATACAATTCAAGATTTTGCATATAAAATCCTTAATGATATAGAGGATTGGTGGAATAATGAAGGTGGTTTTGGAAGCTTTTGTTTTCTTGTTCCTTCAGGTAAATACATCATCAACAACTCTGTAAGAATTACAAATACGGAAGAGTATTTTCATGATGGAGATTTGTTAAATGAAACTACAGACTAATGGCACATCCTTGGCAACATGCAAAATCCTCAGCTAAGAAATTTGGAGGATCTCCTTTAGATTATTTAGAAATCCATAATTGGTTTGATGAAACCAAGGCATGGCTTGGGCATAGTAAGCATAGAATGTTCAGACATCATAGTGAAGGAATATTTGAATGTGAGAAAAGATTTGGTATGACTATTACCAACTCTGATGGCAAAGATGTATATGTAAGATATGTAGGAGAACAACATGTCAAAGAGGATTGCAATGGATATATTCCTACCGCAAAAGAATGGGTGGATAATATAAATACACCGACAGAATGGATGATTAAAACTTTAAAAATTGAAGACTGATGGCAAAAATGATTTTTGACAAAGAAGAAACAAGAAATTTATTAAACATGTTACAATCCTCTGATTCAGAGAATCATATTGTAGCATTGCAAGCATTACAAAATGTAGATGTAGACAAATATATAGGAGAATTAATTGTAATGTACAAGTTTTCCGGTATAGATAAATCTAATTGGTCAGAGGCAGGAAAGAAAATACATAATAAACTAGTAAGTATTACCGGTGAAGGGAATTTAACTAGTCCAAGAACTCTTAGTCTTATTACAGCAAACAAAGGTTCTAAAACTTCAATAGAGCTATTTATGGAGTATTTTGTTAAAGATATGACTAAGATGTTGGAACAAATTGGGTACCCAACAGATAGTTTTGAAATTAATATAACCTTAAAAGACAATGGATAAACAGCTAAGTCTTAGTAAAACAGGTAAAGAATTAATGTTGAAAGAGCCCTATTATGGGTTCTTTCTTATTATGCTAAACAAGGTATGGGACGGTAAAAGAGTTCCTACAGCTGGTGTAAGCAAGAATGGAATTAATTATCAGCTTGCAATTAATCCTGAGTTCTGGGAAAGTCTTAGTGAAGATCACAGACTAGGATTACTAAAGCATGAATTACTCCATATTGCATTTGGACATCTTACTACATTCTTCAAGTTTACAGACAAGAAACTAGCTAATGTAGCTATGGATATGGAGATTAATCAGTATATAGATAAACAGTATCTACCAGAGGGTGGTATTGATATTGATAACTATGCTGATTTACAATTAGACAGAAAAGCCGGTGCTAGATATTATTATGACAAACTGAAACAACTTCAGGATGAAAAAGATAAGAATGGTACATCTGGTGATTCTAATATGGATAAACTTCTTGAGGATATAGAGAATGGTAATGTACCTGATCATAGTACTTGGGAAGAGTTTGAAAATCTTACAGAAGCAGAACAGAAGTTAATTGAAAAGCAATTGCAAAAAGTTCTGAGTGATGCTAAAGAACAAACTATTAAGAAAAGAGGTACTGTTCCCGGAGAAATTGAGGGAGTCATTATTGTAGAGGAAATTGTTCCACCTAAATTTGATTGGAGAGGTTTTATTAGAAGATTTGCTGGTGTTAGTACAAAAGTATTTACCAAGAAAATCAGAAGAAAAGAGAACCGCAGATTTAGTGATAATCCCGGTCTTAAAGTAAAAATGAGACAACATATGTTGTTGGCCATAGATACTTCAGGATCTGTAAGTGATGATGAACTCCGTGAGTTCATGTCTGAAATCTACCATATTTACAAATGTGGTGTTGATATTACTGTAATACAATGTGATACAAGAATCAGATCAATTGAACCTTACAAAGGTAAATTTGAAATGGCTGTGCAAGGTAGGGGAGGAACTGAGTTTGACCCTGTCCTAGAGTATTTTAATGAAAACCTGAAGAAATATACAAGCCTGGTGTATTTTACTGATGGTGAATGTTGGACAAGAGTTAAACCGAGAGGAAATGTTCTTTGGGTTTTGTCAGAGAGATCTAGTATGAATGATAGTTTACCGGGTAAAGTAATTAAGTTAGAATTATAAAAAAAGAGTTATGAGTCAAGTACAATTAAATGTTGAAGAGTTAAAGAACTTTATTAAGCACATGGTTAAGAATAACCAACATATTCAGTCTGAAGGTAAAGTACCTGTGGCTATTAATATTGAAGGTGATGCTGGTTTGGGTAA